GCTTGGGGTTGTCCAGATGGCAACTGCGAGAGCAGTTGCCCTACAGAACCGCTGCCCTTTGAATCTACCTGATCCTGGCCAGCGCCTCTTGGCACTCGCGGATCGCCACCGGGCCGATGTTCTTGAGTAGCGCGAGCTTGCCCGATTCGAGGGCCGTCTTGAGCTGCCGCGCTGTCTCGATGCCCTGGCCATCCAGGATGTGGGCCAACCGCAGCGGCAGGCCCAGGTCGTAGACGGAGCTGTCCAGCGTGACCGGCTCGATCTCCTGCGCGAAATAGCGATCCAGGGCCGCGATGGCTTCCTCGCGGCTGCGCCTGAGGCGTAGCGCTAGCTCAATGGTCCTTAGACACCGATCTACGGCGTCCGGGTCCCTGCAATCCTTCTTCCAAACCAAGGCCGCGCGTCCTCGGTAGGACAACTGCTCGCAGTTGTCGGCGATGGGCAACTGCCAAAGCCGTTGTCCGCGATAGGCAACTGCAAGAGCAGTTGCCCTACATCCGGCCGCATTCTAAGCCAGACCCTCGCAAGGCCCCAAGGCGGATCGGCGCCGTCGGACAACGGCTGGCCGTTGTCAGATGCTTGCCATTGTCCGCCTGGGCAATCGCTCGTTGACGGCCACTCGCCATTCGCCACTCGCCACTCGCCATTCACCATTCGCCATTCGCCTACGAAGGCAAAATCCGCCTTGGGGCGGCGCGGCAGGGCGTGGTAGGGTAAAAACAATAGCTTGCAGCTATCCGGCATGAGAAGCCGCGCGCTGCTAGCGCATTGCAAAGCGGCAACTGCCAGCGCAGTTGTCCTACAAGCCATGATGTGCCGCGCCATCCTGATAATGATGTGGGGCTGTTTGCCTCTCTTAGCCGTCCCTCATGCGGCCCGCGGGCAAGCTCCCAGCGACCTGACGCCGCAGGTCGCCACCATGATGGAGCTGCCGGCCGAATACCGCGCATGGTTCCGCAACCCCGACGGCTCGTGCGTCCAGTGCTCGAACGGCATGGTCGGCATGTGGATCAACCGGCCCGAGTGGACGTACCTCCTCTGGGACACCGAGTACGGCAAGGCCGAGCGGGGCGGATCGTGGCCCGGGCGCGTGGCCGACTATGCCCGCCGCCGGGGCATGCACATCTATAACGTGACGGGCAACAGCTTTGCCGACACACGCCCCTGGATGCTGTGGGCCGCCAAGACGGGCCGCTTCTGCGCGATCGGCGCCGGCCGCGCGCACTTCCAAACGCTCTATGGCTATGTGCCGGGCGACCCCAAGCCCTGGCGCGTGTGCAATAACAATTCGACCTGGAAGGTCGATGCCTATACCGAGGACGAGTTTCGACGGCTGCACATGGCCAGCGGGCCGTGGGTCGTCGTGCCCGATGAACCCGCGCCTGCGCCACCGCCGCGCGTGGTGCCGTGGTGGCAGTAGGCATACTTGGATCGCCGAGTTGTAGGGCAACTGCGGGCAGTTGCCTGCTTGCGGTTGCCCAAAAAGGACAACGGCAAGAGCAGTTGTCCTACAAAGCGGTCCCCACAAGGAGCTTGCTCATGTCGCGTTTGTCTCTTTCGTGCGTGCGCCACGCCCTGGCACTTGGGTCGCTCGTGGCGATGCTGGTCGTGGTCGGATGCCACCGCCGCGCCTCGGCGCTCGACGACCCGCCCGCCCAGCCGCCGCCTCCCAGCGACGAGCGCAACGTCCCGTGGAAGGCCCAGGCCGAGATTCTGCGGCGCGGGGCGATGGTCGAGCGCGTCCGCGGATTTCAGGACCCCGCCGACCCTTTGGCCGCGATTGCGGATGCGATGCAGCCTCCGCCCGACGACAGCCACAAGTGGCTTTTCACCTTGGTCGTCACCAAGAACTGCCGCTGGTGCGAGCAGATGCGGAGCGATTTCGCCAGCCACCCCAAGCTCAAGGCCTGGGTGGACACGGCCGACTACCGCAAGTCGTGGGCGCACTGGCAGGTGGTGCAGATCGAGGACGCCAGCCAGGCCTGGCGCTTCGAGTTTTACAAGCCCACGCAGTTTCCCACATTGATCGTCCAGCCGCCGATCAATGGGAGCTGGGGCGATCCACACACCATCGTCTTCGCGCACCAGGGCTATCTTCCGCCGGACACGCTCGACGGCAAGATTCGCGCGGCGATCCAGGCCTACGCGGCGAAGGTGTATCCGCGGCATCTGGCCTGGGAAGCACAGCGGCCCTCCCAGGACGTCAGTTTTTTCGACGGCGGCACGCAGCAAGCCCCAGCGGGCTACAACCCACCCGCCCCAGCGCCGAGCCCCCTGCCCAACCTGCCGAGCCTGCCCAGCGTGCCGACGACCATCCCACCGACGGTGCCTCCGAGCCCCGTGCCGAGCGCCACCCCGGGACTGACCATCCCGCTCCAATTCCCGTCGATCTCGACGATCTTGCTCTTCCTCACCGCGGCCAGCAACGTGTGGATGCTCTATCGAGAACTCGCGAGGAAGATGGGCATCCAGCTCTTGCTCACCGACGAACAGATGAAGCAAGTGCTCGCGGTGCTGAGCAAACTGACGACCGTGCCCACACCGCCGACCAATCCCAGCTAAGCCGGCTCTGGCCGGGGCGTCCCAGTGGCCCAGCCGTCCGCGTCGAGGTGCCCAGCACGAGCTGGCTCAGCCTGCCGCAGCGGATCGTCGAGGTGCTGTATCTGCTCGTGGCGGTGAACGTGGTGCTGGGGATCGCGGCGCTGGTGCTTCTCTGGCGCCGTCTGCGCTAGCGGGGCGCTGCGGCGACTTGTAGGGCAACTGCTGGCAGTTGCCGCATCGGACAACTGCATCGGGGACAACTGCAAGCAGTTGTCCTACGGGGCGGCAGACGGGGTATGGCCTCAAGGAGGGGAAATCGCAAGCAGGCGGCCAGCCAGCGGGGCAAGGCCAGCACGACGCGCCAGCGCGGACGGGGCGCCGGCACTGCGCCTGCGCGGGGGACGGCCTCACAGCGCCCCGCGCCGACGGTGCCGCTTTCTCGCACAGAACGCGAGCGCGACGCCGCGCGGAAGCGTGCCTCCCGCGCCAGCGCCAAGGAAGTCGTCATCCCGCCCTGCGCCGACCGCAAGCGCCGCGCAGCGCTTGAGGCCGACGACATGCAGTGGCTGCGGCACTACTTCCCCGACCTTTTCTGGTACGACTTCACCACGCAGCAGCAAGCCATGATCCGCGCCATCCGCGAGGCGATCCTCTACGGGGGCGACCAGGCGCTGGCCGCCAGTCGCGGCGAAGGCAAAACGAAAATCTGCGAGCGGATGCTCCTCAAATACACGCTTTGCGGCGCGATCAAATTCTCGGTGCTGTTTGCCGCCACCGGCTCGGCCGCCCAAGATTCGCTGCGCTCGATCATGGACGAGATCGAGAGCAACGAGCGGCTATGTGCCGACTATCCCGAGGTCTGCGTGCCCGTGCGGGCCCTAGAAAACACGCCCAATCGCGCGCACTACCAGCTCGTCTCGGGACGGCGGCACGATACGGGCGAGCCTTTCTCCCGCGTGCCCAGCCGCTTCTCCTGGTGCGGCCATGAGATCGTGCTGCCCCATGTGCCGGGGTCCCCCGCCGCCGGCGCGATCATTGCCACGCGCGGGCTGGATGCGGCCGTGCGCGGGCTCAACAAGCGCAATCGCCGCGTCGATGTGGCGTGCATCGACGACCCGGACACCGAGGAGACGGCCAACAGCGAGGAGCAGGCCCGCAAGCTCGAGCAGCGGATCGACCGCGCGATTGCAGGCCTGGGTGGTCAGCAGCGGAGCGTGGCCCGCGTGATGCTGACGACGCTGCAAAATCGCCGCTGCGTCAGCTTCCGCTTCACCGACCCCGCGCAAAAGCCCTCGTGGAAAGGCAAGCGCTTCCGCTTCCTCATCACGCCGCCGAAGCGCATGGACCTGTGGGACGAGTACATCCAATTGCGGCGGAACAATCCCGAGGATGCCTTTGGCCGGATCGCGCATGCGTTCTACCTCGCGCATCGGGCAGAGATGGACGACGGCGCGGTCGTGGCCAACCCGCACCGCTACGATCCACAGGTGCTGCCCGATGGCAGCCAGCTCGAGGTCTCGGCCCTCCAGCGGTACTTCAACGAAGTCGCGCGGATCGGCCAGGAGGCGGTGGCCTGCGAATACGACAACGACCCGCCCGAGGAAGCCGGTCCTGTCGAGTCGGCCATCAGCCCGCGCCGCATCCAGCGGCAACTCTCGGGCTATCCGCGGAAGGTCGTGCCGCCCGAGTGCACCGTGATCACGCAGGGCATCGACGTGAAGAAGGTCGCCCTGCACTGGGTCGTCCGCGCGTGGCGACCCGACGGCACGGGCTACACCATCGACTACGGCGTCTATGAGATTCACGGCACGACCTACGGCTCGGAGGAAGGGGTCGATGTGGCGGTCCAGCGGGCGATCCTGGGCCGCATGGAAGAGACGCGCCAGGCCCAGTACGCGACCGTCGAGGGGGAGGTCCGCCCGTGCGACCTGACGCTCGTCGATGCGGGCTGGCGGACCAGCGCCGTTTATGCGGCCTGCCTGGAGGCGGGCCTGGGGATCATGCCGGTCATGGGCTTTGGCCGCTCGAGCGGCACCAACAGCGCCAAGTTCTACGACGTGCAGCGGCGGACCCTCGACCGGCGCCCGGGCGATGGCTGGTTCCTGTCGCGGCATGGCAAGCTGTGGCTCGTCTGCGCGGACGCCGACCGCTGGAAGGCATGGGAGCACGACCGCTGGCTCACCGCGCCGGGCAAGCCGGGCTGCATGTACCTCTTCGGCCAGCCAGGCAAGCATCCCACCCGGCTGAATGACGACGAAAAAGCCCATCACAGCTACGCCCGCCACATCTGCAACGAGGTCGAGGTGGAAGAGCTGGTCCATGGCGTGTTGCGGAGGAAATGGAAGGCCAAAAGCGAGAACACGCACTGGCTCGATGCGAGCTACTACTGCGATGTCGCCGCGAGCATCAAGGGCATCAAGTTGCTCGGCCAAAGCGTGGCCAAGGCCACGACGACGATCCCGCGGCCCAGCGGCCCCGCCGCCGCAGCCGCCAAGCGCCAGCCTCGCTCGCTGGCAGAACTCTACCAGCAGGCGCATCGCAAATGACGAAGCCGACCCTATCGCCTGAGCCGCATCGCCAATGACCGAGCCACCGCGCAAATCGCTCGAGCAATTGCGTCAGGAGGCGCAGGCCAAGGAAGGCCAGGGCCTGGCCTGCCCAAACTGCGGCTGGACGTGCCTACCCGCGCTCTACACGCGCCGCGTGGGGCAGACGATGCTCCGCGTGCGCGTCTGCCGCAGGTGCGGGACGAAGGTGCTCTGCAAGGAGGCCGCCATCGGCCCGATCGCGCCGCGCAAAAAACGCGACAAGTAGCGCAACTGCTCCACTCGCCACTCGCCACTCGCCACTCGCTATTCCCTATTCGCCATTCGCCACTGGCCACCCGTCTGCTTACCCCCTGAGACTATTTCGCGCTTCTAGCGCCGCTGGGTCCCGATCCGTCTTGGTGCCGCGCCGCAGGCGCGCGTAGCGTGCGTGTAGGTCCACTGCTTCATTCGCCATTCGCCACTCGCGGCAACTGCACAGCAGTTGCCCTACAGGCCATGAGCACCAGCGACGACCTTTCCGCCGCCATCGAGCAGGCCGCGCAAAGCCCTAAGCGCGTGCAGATCGGCAACCAGTCGGCCGAGATGCCGTCCATCGACGAGCAGATCAAGGCCGACCAGTATCTGGCCGCCAAGCGCGCCGCGCAGCGGAAGACGCTGGGACTGCGCTTCGTGAAGCTCGTTCCGCCGGGGGCCGGATGAACGCGACCGCGACGATCACTGGTTTGTTTGCCCGGCTCTGGCGGGGCGCGACAGGGCGCGGCACAGCCGCGCGCGGAAGCGGCCCCGGCATGGTCCGCGCCACCTACGACGCGGCCCGCACCAGCGACGAGTTCCGCAATTACTGGGCCAACGCCGACGCCCTCGATGCCGATGCGGCCAATAGCCGCGCCGTGCGGGCGCGCCTCGTGCAGCGCTCGCGCTACGAGGCGGCCAACAACGGCTATGTCGATGGCATCTTGCAGACGCAGGCGAATTACCTCGTCGGCACCGGCCCCGCGCTGCGGATGCAGACGGACGACCTTGAGCTCAATCAGGCCGTCGAAACGCAGTGGTATCGCTGGAGCAAGGCGGTCCTCTTGCGGCGGAAGCTGTGGTGCATGGCGCACGCGAAGACCCAGGACGGCGAGGCGCTGGCCATCGCCCGCACCAATCCGCGGGTGGCCCATCCGGTGAAGCTGGACCTGGTGCTCATCGAGACGGAGCAGTGCCAGACGCCGCGCTTGCCCTACGGCCAGGTTGGTTACATCGACGGCATCCGCTTTGACGAGTTTGGCAATCCGCTGTGGTACGACATCTTGCCCGCGCATCCGGGCGGCCTCTTTGCCCATCTGGCCTATGCCCAAGAGCCGCTGCGGGTGCCTGCGCGGTACGTGCTGCACTGGTTCGCGATGCGCCGGCCTGGCCAGCATCGCGGCGTGCCCGAGCTCAAAAGCACGCTCAATGTTGGGGCGGCCTCGCGGCGGATGCGCGAGGCGACGGTGGCCAGCGCGGAGGCGGTGGCGCGGATGGGCGCGGTCGTGCTCAAGACGCAGCTTCCGCCGGACGATGCCGAGGCCCTCGAGCCGATGAGCACGGTCGAGTTGCCCAAGGGCTGCATGACCGCGTTGCCCGGCGGATGGGAGGCGTTGCAGCTCGAGCCCAAGCAGCCGATTGCCACGTATGCCGAATTTTTGGCCACGCAGATCAGCGAGCACGCGCGGCCGCTGGGCATGCCGCGGAATATGGCCGCCTGCGATAGCAGCCAATACAACTTCGCCTCAGGCCGGCTCGACCATCTGACCTATTTCCAGGGCATCGACATCCAGCGGCAAGACGCTAATGACCTCGTGCTCGATCCGCTGTTTGCCCTGTGGTGGGAAGAGGCGGCCAATGTGTTCCTCTGGCCGACGGAGCTGCCAGCCCATGACTGGGACTGGCCGCGGCATCCCGTGGCCGATGTCGAGGCCGCCGCACGGGCCGCGGAAATCCGGCTGCGCACGGGCATGAGCTACCCGAGCAAGCTCTACGCCGAGGAAGGGCGCGACTTCGAGGACGAGGTGCGCAAGCTCGCCCAGGACTACGGGATCGACGAAGGCCTGGCGCGGCGCAACTTGCTCAACGCCTTGCTCAATGACAAGGGGCAGCAGGCCAGCATGCTCAATGCCCTGCGGCAAATGGCCAGTGGCGAATAGCCAGTGGCAAATAGCGAGTGGCGAGTAGCGAGTGGCGAATGGCAATGAGCGCACGACCCACAACGCTGAAGATTGAAAGCCTCGCGACGATTCACGCCGCGGCCGCCGAAGGTGCCTCGCCGCCGCGCTTCGACGTGGTGGCCTACACCGGCGGCGCGCTGTCGGTGGCCGGCTATGAGCACCCCATCGTGATCGACTTGGCTGGCCTCTCGTCCCGCAAAGCGATCATCGCCAACCTCGACCACGACCCGCAAAAGCGCGTGGGGCATGTCACGCAGGTCCACAACGACGGCCAGACGCTGCGGCTCGAGGGCGTGGCCTCCGCCGCGACGCCCGCGCGGGAGGAAGTGATCGCCAGCGCTCGCGAAGGTTTTCCTTGGCAGGCCTCGGTGGAGGTCGTGCCCAGCCGCGTTGTGCTGGCCAAGGATGGCAAGGAAGTCGAGGTCAACGGCCAGGTCTTTGCTGGCCCCGTCTATATCGCGCGGCGGTCGAAGCTCATGGGCTTCGCGTTCGTCCCGCACGGCGCCGACGACAACACATTTGCCCGCATTGCCGCGGGCCAGAAGAAGGAGGAAGCCATGGAATTCACGCAGTGGCTCAATGCCAAGGGCCTGGACGAGGGCACGCTCAGCCAGGCCGAACTGGCACGGCTCAAGGCCGAGTTCGACGCCCAGCGCACTTGCGCTGGCGCCGCCGACACCACTAGCCCACAGTCGCCGCCCCAGGCGCTGCCGGGGCGAGGCGCACGCACCCCCGCCTCGCCCCACTCTTACACGCAGGAGGCCGTCTTCGATCTCGAGGACATCAAGGCCGCCGCTTCCGAGCATCTGGCCCAGGTCGAGGCCGAGATCGCCAAGTACGAGGACAGCATCGACGCGCGGACGCTGGCCACGATCAAGGCGGCCAGCCTCTCGCAGGCCCGCAAGCTCAAAGCGCAGGCGCTGTCCGAGCGATGGACCGTCGAGCATTACGAGATGGAGCTCGTGCGGGCCATGGCCGATGTGCGGGTCGAGCTCGTCAAGGCGCAGCGTCCGCAAGGGCCGGCGATCCATGCCACGCGGCGCGACCTGACGCCGGCCGTCATCGAGGCGGGCCTCTGCCAGTCGCTGCGGCTGCCCAAGATCGAGCGGCATTTTGAGGCCAGCGTGCTGGAAAACGCCGACCGAGCGTTTCGCGGCCGGCTGGGCCTCAAGCAGCTCCTCGTCATGGCGGCCGAGGCCAATGGCTATCCGCACCGGACCTACACCGTGGATGCGGGCAACCTCCGCGAGCTGATGCGGTATGCCTTCCCGCCCGTGCATGCCAGCTCGACGTTCTCGCTGGCGGGCATCCTCAGCAACGTGGCCAACAAGGAGCTCCTGGCCGGCTACGAGCAAGAGGACAGCACGTGGCGGACCATCGCGGCCGTGCGCTCGGTGAACGATTTCAAACAGGTCACGAGCTACCGGCTCCTCGACAACATGGAGTACGAGGAGCTGGCGCCCAATGGCCGCATCGCGCATGGCCAGATCAGCGAGGAGAGCTACACGCGGCAGGTGCGGACCTATGCCAAGATGTTCGCGCTGAGCCGGCAGGACATCATCAACGATGACCTCTCCGCGTTCGAGGAGTTGCGGCGTCGTCTCGGTGCCGGCGCGGCCCGGAAGTTCAACAACGTCTTCTGGGCCACATTCATGGCCAACAGCTCGTTCTTCACGAGCGCCCGCGGCAACTACATTCAGGGCGCCGGGACGGCGCTTGGCCTCGACGGCGCTGGGCTTGAGGAAGGGCTCAAAGCCTTCTACAAGCTCAAGACGCCGGACGGCAAACGCCTCGGTGGCCAGCCGACGATCTTGCTCGTGCCGCAGGAATTGCTGTTCATCGCGCAGCGTCTGTACGCCAGCGTTGAAACGAATCCGGGAGGTGGTAGCGGCGTCGCCACAGCGCCGAACCGCAACATCCACTTCAGCAAGTACCAGCCCGTGATGTCGCCGTGGCTGTCCGATCCGACCTTCACCGGCGCCAGCGCCACGGCGTGGTACCTCTTGCGCGATCCGTCGGTGCTGCCGTCGGTCGTGGTGAGCTTCCTCAATGGCGTGGAGACGCCGACGGTCGAAAGCGCGGATGCCGACTTCGACATGCTCGGCGTGCAGTTCCGCGGCTACCACGACTTCGGCGTGGACTTGGCCGAGTACTTGGCTGGGATCAAGAGCAAGGGAGCGGCGTAAGTGGGCCAGTAGCGAATGGCGAATGGCAAATAGTCCGTAAGGACCAATTGCCCTGCAGCATCGGAGGACAGATATGAGCTTGGCACTCAAAACCGAATTCTACAAGTCCGCCGGCAGCGTGGCCTACACGAACGGCGGCGGGAGCACGGTCAAGGCCGGCACGCCCGTGCTCGTGGCCGGCCAGCTCGGGATCGCGATGCGCGACATCGCCCCGGGCGCCACCGACGAGGTGCTCATCGAGGGGCGCTTCCGCGCGGTGAAGGCCAACGAGGCGTGGTCCGCCGGCGACGTGGTGGGCTACGACAGCGATGGCAACCCGGCGGTCGGCGCCGCCGGCAGCGGCTGCTGGACCAAAGTCGCCGCCAACTGGGACGCGGGCTACAAGGGCGGCTATGTCCTGTTTGCCGCGGCGGCTGGCGACGAGGTGGGATACTTCCTGCTCACGCCGCGGCCCGTGCCGTAGTGGCGGGCCACTTGTAGGACAACTGCCTGCAGTTGCTCGCGAATGGCGAATAGCGAGTAGCGAATGGCGGATGGCGAATGCGGCCGGAGCCGCTGTCCTCCCAGATCGGAGCCCTGTCCATGATGCCGCTGCGTGATGCCGAGAGCTGGCTGGGCAATCAGCTTGCCAGGACGAACGGGCGCCTCGTGACCTATCGCCGGCGCGATCTGGTCCTGCCGCTGATGGGCTGGCTGGCCAGCAACCTCCTCGAGGTCGAGGACGAGGACGGCATCCCGCAGCGCATCCAGTCGCTCGACTGGACGTTCCGCGCGGCCGACCTCGTGTTCAATGACGAGGCCATCGTGCCGCGCCCGGGCGACCAGATCGTGGAGATCGAGGACGGAGACGAGCGCGTCTATGAGGTGATGGCCCTGGATCGCCAGCCGTGCTGGGTCTGGCTGGGCACGGGGCAGCGGCTGGTGCTCGTGCACACGAAGCGGGTGGAGTGATGGCGGGCAGCATCCTCGTCGCAGCGACCGAGGCGGTGCGGCAGGCGCTGGCCGCGCAGGCGTTTGCGCTGAGTGATGGCCGCACCATCGTCCTCGATCCGCAGCGCAGTTATGCCGATTGGGATTTGCCGCTGGAAGACCTGGGCGTGCTCCACTGCGACGTGGTGCCCGTGGCGTCCCCCTTCCTCGCGATGGAGACGCGCGGCTCGCTCCTCTGGAAGCCCGAGGTGGATGTCGTGCTCCGCAAGCGCCTCGATCCCTACCAGCAAGACACCGATGGCCACACGCTGCTGGCGGAGGTCGATGCCCACGTGGAACTCCTCGAGCGGGTCGCGTCCTCGCTGGTCGCGCGGCGGCTTGCAGGGGCCGAGGAGATCGTCTGGGAGGGCACTGAGGTCTTGGCCGCGGTGAAGCCCTCGCACCTGCGCAAGTTCCGCCAGTACACGGGCATCCTCCGCGTGACGTTTTCCGCGACGCAGCCTTTGTAGAACGTGCCATGATTGAAATGATCGCCACCGTGCAAGACCACTTCGAGAGCGTCCTCAAGGCGGCGGAGAAAGCGCGCGTGAGGAGCCTCAATCATGCGGCGGCCTCGCTGCGGAAGCGCGCCATTGCCTCGATCACGCCCTCGCGCGAAGCGGCGCCGCCCGGCCATCCGCCCCACACGCGGCGGGGCCTGTTTCGCCGCGCGATCCGCTATTACGTCGATCCGCACGGCGAATTTGCCGTGATTGGGCCCGACGTTTCGGTCGCGGGCGAGTCCGGCCAGGCGCACGAATTTGGCGGCACGTTCCGGCAGCGCGAATACCCGCAGCGGCCGTTCATGCGTCCGGCGATGGAAGCGACGCTGGAAAAGTTCGGCGCGGAATGGGCCGGCGCGATTGGGGAACCGTGAACGACCATGAGAGCACCCATTTTGTACTTCGGAGGCAAGGGGCGTATGGTGGCGAAACTTCGCCGTTTGGTTCCGCCTGGTGGTCGCCCCTACTGCGAGCCGTTTTGCGGCGGCGCCAGCCTTTTCTTCGACCGAGAGCCGGCGCCAGTCGAGGTGCTCAACGACCTGGACGGGGACGTGGTGAACTTGTTTCGGTGCCTCCAGCATCCGAGGACGTACCGGCAACTCACGCGTCGCCTGAAGTGGACGCTGTATTCTCGGGGCGAATTTGAGAAGGCTCTGGGCATCATGAAACAGGCCTGGGTTCGGCCCCATTCGCCCGATGTCGAGCGCGCGTGGGCATTCTACGTGACGCAACACCAGGGCTTCGGTGGTCTGCGTTCAACGTCGCTCGGCAATTGGGGAAGAGCCGTCAATCATTCTGTGAGCGGCCGCGCCGAAACCACATCGAAGTGGATGATCCGACAATCTCTTCTTCCAACATGGCACGAGAGGCTGATGCGTGTGCAGATTGACTGCCGCGACGCATTGGAAGTTTTGCGGTATTGGGACAATCCGAGCGCCGTGTTTTACTGCGATCCGCCATATATTCTAGAAACCAGGGTATCCCGCGACGTATATGTGAACGAACCAGATGCCGCATTCCATCGGCAGCTCGTCGAAGTTCTTCTGAACCTGCAAGGTGCGTGCGTGCTGTCTGGATATGACCATCCAATCTACCAGCCGCTGGTCAAGGCGGGTTGGGCGTTGACGCGATTCAAGACGGCCTGTTATGCGGCCGGCAGGACGCGATCTAGTGGTTTGCAGGGTAATGGCTCCGCGCTGAAGAAAGTCCCTCGCGTGGAATGCGTGTGGCGCAATCCGCGCGCCGTCCAAATGATGGCCGGCGAGGACCGCACCCTCTTCGCGGTCGCCCCAGTCCAGAGGGGGAGCTATCGCGCGAGGGCGTAGTATGTGCCCATCACGATGAACGACAACGAGTTGCCGTTGTCACGGAGAAATAAGGAGACCAACCGATGACCGTTCCTCTTTCCCGTATGGGCTACGAGACGCTGCTGTACTACGGCACAGCCGGCGACACGGCCGCCACGCAGATCACCAATGCCATCGACGTGGACTACAACCTCGACCCGGAGCGGGGCGAAACGACGGTCCGCGGCAATGGCACAAGCCCCCCGGTCGTCACCAGCCGCGTCACCGCGCTCAAGCCAACCGTCACCTTCAAAATGCTCAATCGGCCGACGGACACGGCGCTGATCGCACTCTTGGCCGCAGCCAAAACCGGCGC